CCCATACCCGCCCGTGGCCCTCGCACCCCTCCTCTTTTAGCATGGCATAGGGCGAATCGTGGCGGTTTGACTGAGTAAGTTACTGTAATTGCTGCACTCTTTAACTGATGTGCCGTCAGCCTATTCAAGAAAAGCGTGTGTTTTCAAGGAGTTTCAAAAGTGTGATCACAAATAGAAGAGGGATGCACAAAACACCAAACCATATCCCTTATTATGTGATCACAAATAGCATACCCCCTCTAAGCAATGGCTGACTATATAATGGCACGAAAGAAAAACATTCCCGCCAAGCTACAATGCCAAAACATTATCCAACGAAAACACAGACTTATAAAATAATTAAAATAATTCTTTACAATCGAGACCAGATATTCCAGATTGAATACATCGAAAGCGACAAGGTTCAAACCAAAGCAGCGTAGCTCTTTAACTTAACCAGCGTCCTAGGCGATCAAGCCGGATAGAAGACCCGCACAGAATATCAAGACCGACTAAAAGTAAGACCGAATAAATAAGACTTGACTAACTAGACCGAATATCCAAGACTGAATAGCAATAGAAGTAACGACACATAGACTAGCTTAAGGACAGCGTCCGAGATACGGGGCGGTAGTACGGTGACTTGAATCAGCCCGTCAAATGTCTGGGCTAGTGTGTCAGCTTGATTGTTACAGAGGCATTTATACCTCCCGATAGGTGTCTCTTTATCAATCAATATGAAAGGACTGACCAGATGACTTATAAACTCTTAGGCGTAGGGACTAACGCAAAAACAGTCAAAGGTGACGGTGACGAATATCTCACCGCTATTGTATACATGACCCCCTGGAAAGTAATGGTGGATGGCAAGGCGTTTAACTCTTGCAGCATGGCAGAACAAGCTGGATGTATTGACGCCTGTTTAAATACAGCTGGGCGTGGCGCAATGAATAGCGTTCAAGCCGCACGGGAACGCAAGGCGCAATGGTTTTATCGTGACCGTGATGCATTCATGCGTCAACTCATGGAAGATATTGCAAAGTTTCAAAACTACTGCAACAAGCGTGGTATCCAGCCTGTAGTGCGATTGAATGGCACAACAGATATTCGCTGGGAATTAGTGAAGCTTGATGGCTATACTATCTTTGAGTTATTCCCACGGGTGGCGTTTTATGACTATACAAAGATTGCCAATCGCAAGGTGTCACATATATCTAACTATCATTTGACTTGGAGCTATAGCGGCGCAAGTAAATCCTATGCGGCATTACTCGATAAAGCTTTGGCGGCTGGTATGAATGCGGCTGTAGTATTCCGTGAAGCAATGACCAAACCAACATGGAGCGGCTTGCCTGTAGTCAATGGTGATGCAGATGACCTGCGCATATTAGACCCAAAGGGCGGTCACATCGTGGCGCTATATGCCAAGGGCAAAGCAAAGCGTGACACATCCGGCTTCGTGGTGGAGGTGTAAGACAATGACAAAACTAACAATCAAAACTATCACAAATGAAAACGGCTGTAATGTTTATCACATAGAGGAAACAATAGACGGGCATGGCATAGTGCAAGAGTTCTGGACCATGAAAGAGGCAAGAGATTACCTAGAATATGTGAAGTCACTAGGTTGATTTTATCAGGTAGCATCCTCTTGGGGTGCTACTCAATAAGACCAAACCAAACACCCACAAAGTGAAGGAGACTAAATATATGGCACGTTTAGACATAGACACAACAACACTGAATGTAGCATGTAGAGCGTTGGAGCTATTTAAAAAGCAATATCCAGATAGAATAACTGTATGGGCAGAGACAGCAGAGGGACAGTTGGATATCAAGATAGGTAGCATATCAAAGCACAAGAGTGAGCGGGGTGGTGCTATGCGTAACCATGTATACTTTCACAAAACCCAAAGCCTGATGGAGGTCTAACTATGTATCGCCAAGCATTAAGAGATAGAAGCAATAACCATGACAACCCTAACAAAAACCTATGCGGCTATGCTGTAGCCCGTGCGCTGGGCGTTGATGATGCTACACGATACATCCACACGATTGGAGACCTGCAACGTGCGATCCGCTCTATGTGGTCTCTGCGCAGTGTCAAAACCAAGATGGGCGTTAAGGCTGGCAAAACCACAGTGGGAGCTATACGCAAGAGGATTGCACAAAGAGGCGAGGCGCTGGCCTATTTGGTACACGTTGAGGGCCATGTGCTTTTGCTTGACAGGGATGGCTCAACAGCCGTTGACACAGCACCAAAGCAACGTGATCGGCGCAGGGTGATAAGAGTGCAAGGCGTCTATGTGTCAGATAATGACAGCAAGTTTATTAAGATGATGAAAGTCAAAGAGGAGAAACTAAAATGCTAGTGCAAGTTATAACACTCACCTATCCTGACGGGGATCAAACCACATATGTGGATCAAGTAGGCACAGAGGATGCCGCAGAGAGTTACTTTATGTTGGATCAACACCTAGCAGATGGTGACGCTGGAACAGTAAAAGTATGTAAGCTAATGGAGTTAAGCCAATGATCTACGCTATCGCAGATGTACCACACGCAGATTATGACAACTATGACACACTCAATAAACTCTTTCACGCATTGTCACCGCTTGGCTGGGAGCATAGCTCATGGAAGAATGGCACTTGCCCGTCACTACTCAAAGAGGAACGGCATGGCAACACATGCAGGATATTCGTGGACTATAGCAACACTGCCATGCGTAAACGTCCAGATAATCCAGTTCTGTCATACCAGTGCCATGATGAAGAGGGTTGCCTGACATTCCATGAGGAGTTTGACAATGTGGACAAGCTCATAATCTATCTGACAGGGAAGGTATAAGACAATGACACTAAAAGTATATGATCACAAACACCGCTGGCCTGAGAAAGTTTTTGATATGCCAGAAGCCAATGCTGTCCGTGATGGCGGTAATGAGATTACAGTTATGGGTAACGATTATCGTGATGGCTTGAACATAAGCATAAAGAATAATGATTTTAGTGTGGATATTACACACAAAACAGCAGAAATGTTAATAGAAGCCTTGCTTAGTAATGGAGAAGCAGAATATCTTTTGCAAGATAGCGTAAGAAGCAGGCTTCAATGGGGCGGGGTCAATTACCCTAACCTATGGCAAAGCCTTGTAGAGGAGATGGCATAAATGTCACACTTCCAGGATTACTTATTAAACTTATTGTAACACACAACTAATAGGCCTAGGTATGGGTCACACACAAAGGAGAGTAACAATGCTAGACGCTAAAGCTAAGGATAGGATCATCGCTATCGTAGAGGATTACGTTAAAGTTCCTGACCATATGCGTGACCACTTATGTGAGACACTATACAAGGCCTATGTTGAGGCTAGAGAAGAACTGGAGAGAGACACTCCCTATACTAGTAACGGTAATAACAGGAGATAAAACAATGACTAAGCTAGAACTAAGCACAAACGAACTGTTCATGCTCAAAGATCTACTTGAGGGTGACATGGAGAGGACACCATGGTGTGAGGTTGAATACGATGACGTTGCCCTGATGCAGTATTACCTTGATCGTGCCACGATGCTGGTCAAAGTAAGAGAGGAGCTAGGCGCATGATTGTAGTTAGAGTATTCAGTGAGACCTCGGGCGAAGAGATATGTCATGACACAATCCTGTCTGGCTGTATGTCCGAGGCAAAGAGTGAAGCAAAACGCTACAGCAGAATGAGAAATATAACGGCAGAGATAGAGGTAACAGATATGTTGCAGAAATGTGACGTGATATAATGGTAACATTGACGCAGGCAAACATAACGACTAACCTATAAATGTCTAACACAGGAGAAACAGACATGACTAACACACAAAACTCTAAGATCATCACACACCTTCGTGCAACCAAGGGTCTGACCCAGCGTGAGGCTATGCTGGACTACAGCATCCAGTCATTCACTAAGCGTATCTCTGAGCTACGCAAGTCAGGCTACCGCATTGATGGCGTGAAGGGTAAGCACCCTGTGACAGGTCAGCAGTACACACGCTATGTTTTGATTGATGAAACTAGTGGAGCGTAAGGGTAAATACGTAGGGTATGATGGTGATGGTAAAGTTATCATCATATCCACTAACAAAAGTATTGTAATGCAATACATGAAGGAGAGAGACAAATGATTGCAAGTCGTGCCATAAAAGTATACGCAAGTGTAGGTCAGCCTGATGGTGAGTATGTCACCACAGTGTTTACCCCACATGATGCTAACCAGGCTCGTATCAAACTGTTCAAGCGCACGGGTGTACGCCGTGTTATCTTCAAGACGTTAGCAGGTAATGAGCTATCATTCAGCAATGACAGGGTAGAAAAACTATGACAGTATATCCATTCAACACCACTAACCTGATGCCAGCCTCAGACTACTACCACAAACTGTTGAGACAGATTGATGATGCGTACTGGAACGGTGGAACGGCTAAGGCATTGGAGCTTACAGCTATGGACGTTAAGGAACACATAGACAGGGGGGACGCATGGTATCCCAACTTCTAATGCACGCCCTACCACTAGCAGTAGTAGCTGCTTACTTTATAGGATTCTTGTACCTCTGGTACGCTAACGTGAAAGGAAAGTAACATGAAGATCCCCAAGGCTTCTTCCACACTACAGGAAGTCATTGATTTCTATAGTAAGTCTGCTGCATTTTGTCGGCTATCAGGCTCTACACAGAAAGACTATGACATCCACTTGGCTGCGGTATGCAGCACTGTAGTTGAGGGCAAGGCACTTGGGGCTTATCGCCATAAGTATATCAAGGTTCGTCACCTCACTCAGGCTTACGAGGACTGGTTATCCTCTGGTGTTCGCACAGCGAACTACCGCAAGTCAGTGTTATCTATTGCGTGGAAACATGCAATGAGGCATGACGTAATGACGCACGATCCAGTAGCTCTAGTACAAACCAGGTCTGGTCAACCACGGCGTGTACTATGGAGCCGGGATCAAGTGCAGACATTCCTTGCTACAGCTTATGGCGACTTCCGTTGGCGCAGCATTGGTCTGATCGTCCACATGGCATATGATTGGGGGCAGCGTGTTGGTGACATGCGTGTTCTCACTTGGGATAAGCTAGACTTAACTCAGTGCCGCTTGGACTTAACTCAGAGCAAACGCAACGCAGAGGTACACCTCCCTATCTCATCAGGGTTGTGTGATATGCTGCGCCAGCAGAAGGAAGACTTTAAGTTTCAAGAGTATGTAGCACCCCGTGTTAAGCCACGAGCAGGTGCATACACACCCTATGATAAACTAGAAATAAGCTATCTTATCAATGACGTACTGAAAGAAGCTAACCTACCTACCACCCTGACAGCCATGGACTTACGGCGCACAGCAGTGACAGAGATGATGGAGGGTGGGGTAGACTTAGCAGGTATCATGCAGGTGACAGGACACAAGAACATAACGTCCATCAAACCCTACATGGTCAACACATTCAGCGGTGCATCGAAGGCACTAGCAGCTAGAGGGAATGATGACGATGAACATTCGTAGTTACGTTGAGGCGCTCAACCTACAGGATGGTGACACCTATCGCAGCAACTGCCCTCAGTGTAAGGGTAGAGGTACATTCACAGCCATGAATGATGGTGGCACGATGAAGTACAACTGCTACAAGCTAGGCTGTCGGGTTGGTGGCATCTAT